ACACGAAAAGCACCGGTTCCCCTGTCAGTTCCTCCCCGCATTCATCATATCCACCGGCAGTCGTCATGCATTCGATGTGCTGACCCGGAGGGCCGGACTTTTCGCGCTGCCGGGGCCGGAAGCGCTGCGGGCTGAGATCCAGCGGATAGATGAAGAGATCAAAAAGAAACAGTCAGAAAAACAAAAACGGCAGATATTTTTGAAGGAGATTGAACATGGGAGCTGATTATACCGGACAGGCCGAGGCAATCGAAGAGCTTCGGTCATTAAGCGATGAAGCAAAGAAGTTTCTCATGCATCATTTCAGGAACTCCCTGACCGTAGTTATCTGCGGCATAGAAACCAACCGGCTGCAGGACGCAAAGACCGCAGCGCATCACATGGTTGAAGACCTGACAAGAATAGGCTGTTAATGGGAGGTAGAAGGGTGGCAGAAGAGATTAAAAGAGAAAAGAAGACTGATTTTGAGACCGAGACCCAGCAGAACCTTATCCGTATCGTGGAATACCTGGCTGTGGACGTGCTCCGGCCTATCACGATGAAAGAGCTTCAGGACGCCCTCGGTCTGACCTACAACAAAACCCTCTGGACATTGCAGAACCTTAAGCTGGCCGGCTGGGCTGAGCAGATCGCCGACGGCTGGAGGCTCGGCCCCCGGCTGCCGAAGATTGCCATGGATGTACGGAAGGGGATTGCGGATACGGTTAAACGATATGTCGGGGAATAAATTATCAAAAAACAAGGGAGTGAACTAATGAAGAAAGGAACGCAACTTGTCGAATGGGACCCGGTAATTATAGCTGAAGCATGGGTTGAGTGGTATTCTGCGCCCTATGGATTAAAAACATTTTCTCTCAGAAAATGGTGCAGCCTTTTAAAGATAAGCCCCCAGCATCTGCATAGGATACTCAAGGATTTTAATAATTTCAGACCCTATATGGAGGCCAAATATGGCAAATAAAAAACAACAACCGGAGATGACGCCGGAACGGGAACAGGAAATCATTGCTCATATGGATGCAATGAAGATCATAGATGAGCATAACCTTGCGATCGAACCCTACACAGGGAACATGCCCTACGATAAGGCAAGGCTCATCGCAGAATGTCATTTTTTCCTCATTCATGAAGCTGCCTCAAAATACGAAATTGGGAAAAGGTTATTGATTTTAAAGGATAAAGAAGCTGTCCAAACGTTTGCACAGCTTCTGGAAGATGAATTCGGAGGCATGGGAAGAAGTGCTGCATACAACTATATGGCCTTCGCGAAAAAATGCACTGAACTCGCAAAGGTCAAGCAGTTTGGGGAAAAGAACTGGTCAAAGGTGCTTGTGCTGATGAATAGCTGCACAGACGAGCAGCTTAAGGAGATTGAGGATAAAGGAATAATGGGTAACGTGCTGGATGAGTTTGACGGAATGGGCGTGCGTGATTTCAAGCGTCTTTTGAAAAAGTATAAAGATGATTTTAACAAAACCCTTAAAGTTGAGACCCATGCCTTAAAGGTAGAGCTGGACGCTGCTATTAAAGAGCTTAAAGATACCCGCATGCTGCTGCCGAAAGAAGAAGACATTGAATGGCAACTCGAACAATTCAAACACGTCCAAAAGCTGGCTGACAGCTTTGTCATTGCCTGCCGCAAATTTATTTTTGACAAGAGGATGAAGGCAGATGAAAACCGGCATATCGCGGGAGCGATAGACAAGGTAATCATTGAAACGCTTAAAGATATGAAAGCCCTTGCAAAAGACTGGCATCAATTAACGGAAGTGGATGAATAAATGACGCTATCTCCGGCGCTGCTCGAACGCATAAGAATTGACATAGATACCGCCCCCTATAAGGCAAAAACATGCAGGGGCAAGGAATGGGCTGCGCTTATCGGCCTGTCTTATGCGCACATGTGCAGGATGTTGTCTCCTGTGAGCGAGAAAAAACGGAAGACTGAATCCCTGAGGCCGGAGCTGAAGGACTGGACAAAAATAATATTTGCCATAAAAAAATCACCACCCGACGGCGGAGGAGAGATCAGCACAGACCAGGCTGTTGATATTGCCGTTAAATGGGGCAAGGTTTCTGCTGATGCGCTGCAAGTAAACCCCGGCACATTCAACCGCGTAGCGCGCGCCATGGGCCTGAATAAAAAACAACGCAGGGTCAGCCGCTTTCAGGCAGACAGACCTAACCGCCTTCATCATTTTGACGCTTCCAGTTCCAGGTTTCTTTATATAGCCAGGGCATCGGGCAATGATTATATTCTGAAAATCCACAAACCCGGAAGCGGTGACTATAAGAATAAGCCAATTCCATGCGACAGACTCAGACCGTGGTATTACGGCGTGGTAGACGACCATTCGGGACGTTTCCATGGTTCTATTTTTGCGGCTGAAGGTGAAAACGGCATCCATAGTTTAAAAACTCTCTGCGCTGCATGGTCTGAAATAGGCTTGCCCGAGGAATTGCTTGCAGACCAGGGCATGCTGAAAAAGAATCTGATATCTAAAGAGCTTGTCAACAGGCTCGGCGTGAAGCTGCCCGAATCCATGCCCTATGCCAAGGAAGCGCACGGCAAGATTGAACGTCCCTGGAGAACGATCTGGCAGAGATTTGAACGGACTTTTTATGTCGGCGAGTGGAAAAAGTTCGAGATATCACTTGCTGAATTTGAAACGCACTTTAGAAATTTCGTTGTCAATGATTACAACTTACTACCCCACAGATTTGAAAAAGACATCACAAAATTGCAGGCATGGAACCGGATAAATCTCCATGGCGGCATTGTGAAAATCCCTGAGAATGCCCTGATGACGGCAGCAAAGCGCAAAGACCGCACGGTCGGCGCGGACGGTATATTTGAATATGAAGGCAAATCCTATGAAGTCAAAGGTCTCCATAGCGCAAAGGTAATTGTTTTTGAAGGAGTGTTTGATGATAGGTTCATTGTTCAGGACAAAGCAGACGGCAAAAAATATGAAGTCAAAAAATTCCTGCCACTCAATATAGGTGAATTTAGAACGCATGCCGACACCCCGCACCAGAGACTAATAAAAGAATCAGCGGCAATGCTAACAAGCAAAGGCCCAATGCTTTACTCAGATAAAGAGAAATCACACCTGCACCCCTCACGGGAGGGGGCTGAGAAGGTTATCGAGATGCCGATCAAGACTAAAGAGATACGGCAGATCGATGACCCGTTTGACATTGATTCATATCCATCCATGCAGGAAGCAATGCGCGAGTTTTGCGCAATCGTCGGAACTTTTATACCGCAGGACCAGAGGGAGGTGATAGCAGAGCAGATCGAGGCCAGCGGCCTCAGCAAGACGTTTGTTGAAAACTTCGCCCTTGAGGTGAGGGCGCAGCTATCCAGAAGGGCAGCAATGTAACTCCACTTCAGAAGTCATAACCCCACCTTAACCTCCCCTTGCTTAAGGGGAGGATGGGAGGAGTTAAAGAGGAGGTGAAACAGGTGGGCAATTATAAGAAGATATATCAAAAGCCTTACAACCCGTGCATCGTGCGCGACCTGCTTGCAGAGTGCGATATCGCGCAGCATGAGATCGCGGACGCCGTTGGTGTCAACAGAGAAACCCTCCGCCTTGCCGTAAACCGCGGCTACATTCCCGGATACAAAAAAGACCTCCGCAAAAAGGTCGAAGCATTCATCCTATTGCACCTTGCGGCAGTGGCCTGGCTTCGTAAAAACAGGCTTGGGCCGGCAGACCTCTGGAAGCGCACAGGGAACCGCAGTAAGGTTTATTTATCAGGCCACGGAGAGCGACTATACCGGTCGCGGAGAAACAATCTCGCGGCAAAGCCGCGGGAGACACAGGCACTAATAATAGTAAAAAAACAGAAAGAAAGGAGAAAGGCATTTATGGAAAACGGTTTTGCGACACTGGCCGCGTTCGGCTACAGGAAAGACCCGTTTGAGCCGGTCCGCATACGCACCGGAGATGGAGATATATTAAGAAGAATATTTCAGATGGCCGTCATGAGCAACGCCATCTTTTCCGTGGTGGCTCCATGGGGCGCAGGCAAGACAACCGCCATTGAGATGGCCTCGGCAGAGATAGACGCTCATATAATCCGTGTCATCACCGCGGATAAAGAGAGGGTCAAGGTGCACGACATCGAGCGCACGCTTATCAAACAGCTCCTCCCGGCAGAATCCATTGTCCGCGACCGTGACGCGCGGGCGCACCAGCTAAGGAGAATCGTCGGCGAGGCAGCAAAAGAAAAGCCCGTAATCCTGCTGATCGAAGAGGCCCACTGCCTGCACAACTCAACCCTCCGGGCGCTCAAGCGGATCCGCGAGTATGAGTGGCTCGGCAAGCGGCCCCTGCTCAGCATGATCCTCATTGGCCAATACGACAAGCTCCGCTCCGGCAACCTTGAGGAGCTGCGCCTCGGCACCCGGTCAGACACCTACCGGCTGAAAGGTCTGGCGCCGTCAGAGTCCGCGAGATATATCAACGAAACCGTGGGAGAGCACTTTGAGGAGGAGGCAATCAAGGCCATTTCCGAGCTGCCTGTGGCACGGAACTTCCTTGAGCTTCAGGAGGCCCTCATCACCCTTATGAGTTCGGCCATCGCCAATGGATCAAAGACCATCTCAATATTTGACGTGTTCTCAGTCTACGGCGGCGGCGTTAAGCAGCTGATGGAAAAATACGACATCGCCGCGGGCACGATCTGCGATGCAACCGGGCTGGACAAGACCACGGTATCCCTGCTTGTGAACAACAAGCCGCATACCCTCTCCGGAGACACCGAGCGCACCGCGCGCGAGGCCATCAACGCAGCCCTGAAAAATCTTATCCGGAATCCCGGAGGAAAGCGGCTGAAAGCGGTCAGCAATGAATAAGGCAATGCAGAATGAAAAATGCAGAATGCAGAATCAGGAAAATTCTTCATTCTCAATTCTTAATTCTGCATTTAAAGGTTAAAGGAGATTGGAAATGGAAACAAAGCAGTATATCTGCAACAAGTGTCTGGGTGTCATTAACAGCAGCGGATATACAGTTATTACAGACTGCCACGCGACCGGAGAATTTCTCAATATCGCCATTATCGGAGGCATATTGCAGAAACCCGAAATGCGCCCGCAGACAGTCCATGGCGTCATGCACTACTGCGGCAAGCACTGCCTGATGCTCGCGCTGAACACAATGGTGGATTCAATAAAAACAGGGAGAAGTACTGCTGAAACGGCAGCTGCTCAACCTCCCCTATCCCATCCCTGTGAAGGAGGGGGAATCTGACCACCCCTATCCCCTCCTTGCCAAGGAGGGGAAAAGGGGAGGTTAAAGGATAACGAAAAGGGTAACACGCGGAGCGAAGCGGAGTCGTCGTTGACCCGCTTGTTATCCTTCCAAGGAGGTATTTGTGAAAATTATTTATAGACCACGGCAGATGGGAAAGACCACGGAAATTATCAAGATTGCGGCGGAGAACTATTCGTATATCGTATGCCTCTCTCACAGGGAATGCGCCCGTGTAGCCAAATATGCTGAAGAGTTGGGCCTGAAAATTCCCTTTCCCATGACGATGGATGAGTTTATGAACGGCAGATTTTACAGGCCTGGAATCAAGGGAGGTTTTGTAATAGATAATGCAGAGGCTATTATTCAGAGGTTGGCAAAGGGCGTGACAGTAAGGGCGATGAGCGTGAATGAGGAAGGATAACCATGAATATTCTAACAAAAATCGTAATTGTAGCCACGGTAGTTTACCTGCTGCTTCAGGTTGGCAGGTTCTGGGGGCATCAGGAAATGAAGGTGCAGGCGGCATATGACAAGGAATACAAATGCTTGCAGGCATACTGACCGGCTTGCTGCCCACCACCCCTATCCCCTCCTTGCCAAGGAGGGGAAAAAGGGGAGGTTAAGTGTAGGCAGGGATTCGGGAGGAGAGAAATAAATGAGCGACATATTGAATGAAGAAATGAGAATGATGATGGACAAATACGGCAAGCTGGAGGTATTGAGGGCAATGCTCTTTATCCTCCGGCGGGAAGAGCTTTCAAACACGATGGAAAAAGTATTGAAGGAGGCAGAAAAGAATGGTGACTCTCACAGAAATTGACGGACTCGCGCGGGATTTCGCGGTGTCAAGAAAAACCCTACAGGACAGAATGCAGGAGCTCGAAGACGAGCTGTCGCAGGTAAAGAAGCGCCACCTCGGCGGCATCAGAAAGGCCGTAACCATAGCGGCAACCTATCAGTCAAGGCTCCGCGCCGCGATAGAAGACAGCCCGGAGCTGTTTGTAAAACCCCGCAGCCTTGTACTCTACGGCATCAAAGTCGGGTTTCAGAAGGGCAAGGGAGAGCTGAAATGGGAAGACACGGAGCAGGTGGTAAAGCTTATCCACAAACACTTCCCGGAGCAGGCCGAGACGCTTATCAAACTCACGGAAACACCGGTAAAGACAGCCCTCGCCCAGCTCAGCGTTCAGGACCTGAAAAGGATCGGCGTTGCCGTAACTGAAACCGGGGATCAAATACTGCTAAAGCCGACGGACTCGGATGTTGATAAATTAGTTGATGCGCTGCTGAGAGATGAGCTGCAGGAAGCAAGGGATGCGGCGTGAAGCATAATTACTTGACAGCCTTAATGGTTTTAACTTATCCTGATGATGTTAAAACCAGAAGGGCTGTCTCCGGCCTCCGCAGAGATGCGGGAAGGAGGTTTTTATTTTCAGGGCATTTATGCGCGCCCGAGTGTCTTCATGTCGCGAGGCATGGAGGGGTTCTTCTGGACCTTAACAGCACTCGGGTTTTTTTATTGCCCGTAAATGTTAAAACCAGAAGGGGGTGCCACATGGCACAAAAAGAAAAAGAGGGCGCGGCCCTCGAAATGGACGCAGCGCGTCTGGCTTCATCTCTCCGCTGTCTTGAGCTAACCTGTAGACTTCTTCTCATAGCCTCCGCCGTCGAAGGCTTTCAGCTTCAGGCCGCTGATGTCCAATGCATATGCAAGATATTCATTGAGAATGTCCACGACATAAAAACGATCATGGAGGTATAACATGGACGCATTGAAAGTTGTTGACACCGAGATAAGACAAGACCCCGAAGGGAGATACTCCCTGAGCGACCTACACAGAGCGGCTGGCGGACAGAAAAAACATACGCCAAGCAGATGGCACAAGAACAGTCAGACAAATGCCCTGATCGGGGAATTAGAGAAGGAAAATAAAACCCTAATTAGGGTTTATTACACGGCCCAAAAACGCGGGGCTTTTGTCGTAAAAGAACTCGTTTACTCTTATGCCATGTGGGTTAGCCCTGCCTTCAACCTGCGGGTGATCCGGGCCTTTGACGCACTGGTTAACGGCGAATTTGTGCTGCCGAGCATCCAACATGAAAACTACTGGTTTGCCCGGCGTCCCCACTGGCCGCCAATCCGCCTCAGGGTGCTTGCCGGAGAAGCCTACCGCACAATAGCCGAGGTTCTTAAAATCAGCAGGCACAGTGTGGCAAGGGCTGTTAAAAGCATGATTCGTGTCGGCCTGCTTTCACCTATGCGAGTTGCGCTGGCACAGAAGGGCCCTGCAAAAAGAGCGGCCTTGCGTTATGGTCAGGGCTGGGGCCAGCAGCAGCTTCTGCCTTTTGGCGTACAAACAGGATAAAGATGAACTGCTCAAAATCAAACGCACCCTGAATGATATCAGGGATTTGACCGGAGCGGAGATACCAAAACCGGACTGGATGTGAATAACAGAAAACCAATAGACGCTGTCCAGGTGAAGCTTATCCATATCGCGAAGGCGAAGCTCTGTTTGAGCGATGTGGATTACCGCACACTGCTTTCTGAGCGCTACTGGGTCAACACCTGCAAAGAGCTTAGTTATGACGAAGCCACGGACCTTATCAAGCATTTCCAGACGCAGGGGTTTAAGATCATCACGAAAAGACATAACCATCTGACCTCCCCTATCCCCTCCTTGCCAAGGAGGGGAAAAAGGGGAGGTAGGGAGGCAGGGGGAGTTAACAATATCACCCGGCTTGTCTCCCCCCAGCAGCTTGCGAAGATCGAGCACCTGCGGGCAGACATCCAGTGGCGCATCAAGCCGGATGGTTATTGCCACTGGCTCAGGAAGTATCTTAAAAAAGACCGCATCACAACAGAAAAAGAAGCCAGGAACGTCATCGAGGCATTAAAGGGAATGGTTCAACGGCAGGGGGCAAGGGAAAGGCAGGAGGCAGAATGAAGAATGCAGAAATACAAGATGATCAGCCACAGAGATCACCGAGGTCACAGAGTTATATCAAAAAGAATGAAGCTTTCCTCTGTGTTCTCTGTGTGCTCTGTGGCAAATAAGGAGATTTTATGATGTTAGACCCGGAATCAAAAGCGCTTTGGGACGAGCTGAAACAACAGGGTTCATGGGAAATGAAGAATGCAGAATGTGGAATGAAGAATAATGATCAACAGGGGCCAAGGGTTCAAGGGCTCGAGGGGCCAAGTGAAATATCCTTGCCCCCTGCCCCTTGCTGCCGGATAATGATGTCAATGAAAAAGAATGGCATGGACTTCCTTAATTTCTTTCAGAACGGGTTATTTGTCAGCAGCCTTGAAATCAATAACTGCCCGCAGTGCGGGAGGAAGCTTGACTGATAACGACCTCAAGATAATGTCGCGCCTGTCCGGAGAGCTGAAGCGTTTTGCCGAACTAATCGGCATTGAGAATACACTGCTGATCGCGCGCGAATTTGGCGGGGCATATCTCTATATCCCCAAGCTCGACGGCCTTGCCCGCGAGATCAGAGATGCATCCATACGGTGCGACTTTGATTCCGGAAGGACCGTGCGCGAGCTTGCGCGCAGGCATAACCTGACAGAGCGGCATATATATACTATCCTCGGCGTCCAGCCGGAAGAAGACAAATCCTTTAGTCTGCCATTTGAGCTTTAAGATAGTTCACCTGAACAACTTCAATTGAACCCCCGCATATATTAGACTTCTCTCTCCTTGCATTATCTTCTTTGTGTGTATATCAAGTGTCTCGAAAGCTGCAGGCTTCACCTCCCACCTGGCGGGGATGTTCGCACCCATCCCCGCCTCACCTCTTCAACCGCAACAGGGTTCAAGGGGGCGAGGGGGCAATGAGTTACGCCATTTTTGAGGCCCTGCCGGACCAGCATCTTATGGCGCTCTGCATATATGGCGAGGCGCGCAATCAGGGGCTTGACGGCATGCTGGCCGTCGGCTCGGTCATCATGAACCGCGCGAAGAACCCCTCATGGTGGGGCGGGGATATCAAGTCGGTAATCCTCAAGCCGCAGCAATTCTCCTGCTTCAATACAGACGACCCGAATTTCCCGCAGCTTGTAAAAATGGCCGGAAATTTTGACGAATACCTGAAAGAGTCCGGAGTGCTCCGCGCCTGCAATTTAATCGCGAGGGGTGTTATCGAAGGGCATCTGATATCAAACGTCGGCAGCGCGACGCACTACCACACCCGGCAGGTAAAGCCGTCGTGGGGTGAGAAAATGCAGAAACTGACGGCAGTCGGGGATCATGTGTTTTATGCGTAAGAGTCTTTGCCACAGAGGCCACAGAGGCCACAGAGGGGATAGGGAAAATAAAGATTCGGGTTTTTTGTTTTGAAAACTTTCCTCTGTGCTCTCTGTGTCCTCTGTGGCTGAAAATTAAGGAGGATTGGATTTGATGGATAAAGCAAAGTTCAAAACGGGCATTAAGACTTCTGAATTCTGGATGGCGCTGATCACGGCGCTGGTCAGTATCGGCAATGAACATCTGGGACTGGGTTTATCGCCGGAAGTTGTTTATGTTGTCGGCGGCATCGCGATCTCCTACATCCTCGGACGTTCCTTCGTAAAGAAATGAAGAATGATGAATTAAGAATGAAGAATCCTGCATTCTGCATTTTTCATTCTGCATTGCTTTGTATCGGGTCAGGAAATGACGCCTGAGCAGATAGGCACATTGCAGATTATCGCGCAGTTATTCGACAAGCTCGGCACCCTGCCGGTTGCATCAACAGTAACGCTGATAATTATCGGGCCCTGGGTGGCGGTTATCTATATCACGATGGGGCACAGAAAGCGCTTTGAGGAAGTAGTGAAGAGGTATGAAAACAATATATCGCTCGTAAAGGATTACGAAAAACTGGCGACAACGCTGCAGGACCTCGTCATCATGAATACCGAAGTCATGACAGACGTAAAGGTCAAGGCAGAGCACAACCTGTTCTGCCCTGTTGTCCGCAGACAGACAAAACAGACGGAGGTGATGGTATGAGCAGGCTTGAACTGAAGGGCGCGCTGGCTGATTTGAGGCAAAACAAAGTGAAGCTTGCCCTGCAGGCGAACACCAAGATAACCGCCATCAAATCCCTGCTGTCAAACTCGGCGATCCATCAGATTCAGGAGCTTGATATTGAAGGCGTGGCCTCCCTCGCTGAAGAACTGCGGGAGTTGTATCACGAATACAAGGACGTCCTCGACAAGATCCGCAGGATAGAGCAGGAGCTGGAATGAAGACAATGCAAAAAATAAATGCAGAATGCAGAAGACGGGGAAATTCTTCATTCTGCATTTCTGATTCTGCATTTTAAAGAAATGGGAGGTCCGCATGTCAAGACCAGACGGCACAGCAAGGTCACGGATCAGCTGTCTGACGAGCTCCGCGCTGAGGTGGACCGGCTGCTGGTTGAGGGAGCTGCCTATGAGGATATTGCGGATTATCTTCGGGGAAAAGGATATGACATTTCAAAGAGCAGCATTGGACGCTATGGCAAAGAATTCCTCTCGGCATACCAGAGGCTCCGGGTCATTGAAGACCAGAGCCGCACGCTGGTTTCGGAAGCGGGCGGAGACGGACTGATACTTGAGGAGACCGGCGCGAAACTGTTCGCGCAGAAAATCATCGAGCTGCTCATGCAGAGCGATGTTGACATCAGGAAGATCCCGAAGCTGGTTTCCGGGTTCGCAAGCCTTCAGGCGTCGAGCGTGCACAGGGAGAAATTCAAATCAGAATTGAAAAAGAAGGTGGAGAAGGTCTTTGAGAAAACTGAAAAGAAGATGGAGAAGATGACCAAGGAAGAAATGCTCAGGACCTTAAGGGAAGAGGTGTATGGACTCACCTAAGGCAATAACTCCGGCCATAGAGCTGTATCCCTATCAGAAGAAATGGATACTCGACAACGCGAGATTCAAGGAAGGGCGCTGGGCGCGGCAGACCGGGAAATCCTTTGCCTGCGCCGCAGGCATTGTGCTTGAGTGCCGGGAGACAGATAAAAACAAATGGGTCGCCATCTCATCAGGCGAGCGGCAGGTGAAGGAGTTCATGGAAAAGGTTGACCTGCACGCGCGAATTACAGAGAAGGCCATCTCCTGGCATGAAGACGTCTTTGGCTTCGTCAACGCGGACGGTCACAAGGAGGAATACAAGGTGACGGAATGCAGGCTCAGAAACGGCTCGCGCATTATCGGCGCCCCCGCAAACCCGGACACGGCAAGGGGTTATTCCGCCAACGTCTACCTCGATGAATTCTCCGTGCACAAGAATTCCCGCGAGATGTGGGCCGCGGTGTTCCCCATAGTTTCGCGCGGCTTCAAGCTCTGGGCGACCTATACGCCCAAGGGCAGGCAGAACATGGCCTATGACCTGTCAAAGAATCCGGTCTTCAGCCACCATGTTGTGGACATCTACCAGGCAGTGGCAGAGGGCTGCCCGCACGACATCGAAGCCCTCCGCGCCGGCATAGACCCCGATCTCTGGGCGCAGGAATATGAAGTGCAGTTCCTCGATGAGGCAACCGCCTTCATCACCTACGACATGATCAACGAATGCGAAAGCGATAAGGCGCTGATTGATTTGCCTAAAGGCGTATTCATGATTCCATTCCCTCCGATTGAGGAAAGGGCCGCGGGGCAAATCTTCCTGGGCGTGGATATCGGCAGAAAAAAAGACCTGACTGTAATCTGGGCATGGGAAAAGCTGGGAGACGTATTCTGGACCCGCATGGTCAAGCGCATGAAAAACACCATGTTCAGGGTGCAGCGGGACGAGCTGTTCCGGCTGCTGCCGTTTGTCCACCGCTGCTGCATAGACTCTACCGGACTCGGTATGCAGCTCGCTGAAGAGGCAATCGAGAAGTTCGGCAGCAAGGTCGAGGCGGTGACATTTACATCAAAAGTAAAAGAAGATCTCGCCTTCACCTTCAGGAGAAAGTTTGAAGACAGGCTGCTCCGCATACCTCCGGACAGGGATATCCGCGAGGACATCCATTCGGTGAAAAAAATCACCACGTCTGCGGGAAACATCAGGTTCGATGCTGAGCGCAGCGAAGCGGGCCACGCCGATCATTTCTGGGCAGGCGCCCTTGGAGTGCACGCGGGAAACAACCCTGTCGGCCTGATCGAATTCGAAACAGCCGCGCTCAAACGCGAGCACACGAAAATGGCGGGGTTTTTAAGATGAAGAAAGATAAAACCCCTCTGACCACCCCTATCCCCTCCTTGGCAAGGAGGGGAAAAAGGGGAGTCAGGATTTGAGATTAAAGGCAATGGCGAAGAATAAAAAACCAATAACAGACGAAATCGCGACAGTAGAGAAAGACATCTTCCAGGACTATATCGGAAGAACGCTTCTAAACCCGGACAAGGTGCTGAAATCAGAATCCGGCGGCAAAGGGATTGAACTCTACGAAGACCTCCTCCGCGACGACAAGGTGGGCTCAACCCTCCAGACGCGCCGGCTCGCGGTTATAGGCAAGGAATGGGAAATGCGTCCGGCCTCGGAGAAGAGGCAGGATGTGAAAATCTCCGAATATGTAAACGACGTGCTTGCCGATTTCAATTACGACGCTGCGCGCGGCGTGCTTCTCTCCGGACTGGTTATGGGGTTCAAGCCCTCTGAAGTGATGTGGGATTATTCCGAGGGGGCCGTCTGGATCCGCGAGATGATCGGCAGGGCCTCCCGCCGGTTTGTGTTCGATAAAGAGCGCAGGCTCAGGCTTCTTACCCTGAAGAACATGGTCGAGGGCGAGGAGCTGCCCGACCGCAAGTTTGTGGTGTTCACGAACACGTCAGACAACGGCAGCCCCTATGGCGACGGACTCGGCAGGATGCTTTACTGGCCGGTATGGTTCAAGAAGAACGCCATAAAATTCTGGCTGATATTCGCTGATAAATTCGGTTCTCCCACTGCTGTCGGAAAATATCCCGCAGGCACCGACAAGGTGCAGCAGGACGCCCTCCTCGGCGCCATAGAGGCAATACAGCAGGAAGCGGCAATCAAGATACCCGACAATATGGTCATAGAGCTGCTTGAGGCAACCCGCTCCGGAACGGTAAACACCTATGAGGGCCTCTGCGATTACATGAACAGCGCCATCGCGCAGGTCATGCTGGGGCAGACGCTTACATCCGATATCGGCGACAAAGGCAGTTACTCGGCGTCGCAGACGCATGAGGGCGTGCGGCAGGATTATATCAAGGCAGACGCAGACGCGCTGTGTCTCTGCCTCAATGAATCCCTGATCAGATGGATCGTGGATTATAACTTCCCCGGCGTGACCAAATACCCGAAGGTATGGATCCGCACCGAGGAAGAGAAAGATTTGAAGCCGCTGGCCGAGAGAGACCAGATACTTCTGAACATGGGCGCGCGCATAACGCACGCGTATATCCACGACACCTATGGGATACCGGAGCCGGATAGCAATGAAGAGCTACTGCAGCAACAGGGGACAATTCAGAATGAAGAATCAAGAATGCGGAATACAGGGCAACAAGTGGAAGGCAACAGGCAACAGGCGGAGGGGTCAAAAGAAACGCTTGAGCAGTTTGCGGAACGCAAATCAGCTTCTTTCTTGTTCCCGGATCAGCAGGCTGTTGATGACGCGGCGGCGTCCCTTGCTCCAGAACAGTTGCAGCAGCAGATGCAGGGAGTGATGAAGCCTGTTATTGATCTTATAGCTGAAGGCAATTCCTATGATGAGATTATGGAAGCTCTCCTCGAGGCATATCCCTACATGAAAACAGAAGCAATCGAGGAGATGCTCGCCCGGGCAATCTTTGTCAGCGAATTGTGGGGGAGGCTGAATGCCGGCAAATAACATAGATCTGAAATACGCTATCGGGCTTAAACCCGAAGAAGCGATTAAATACTTCGACTCCAGGGGATATACATTTTCTCACGACTGGCAGGACACCTGGCAGGATGCCCACGCAAAGGCGTTCACTGTTGCAAAGGCAATGCGCATGGATGTGCTTCAGGACATCCGGGGCATGGTCGGCGAGGCAATTGATAAAGGCCTTACCCTGCGGGAATTTCAAAAGGCACTTGAACCGAAACTCAGGGCAAAGGGATGGTGGGGCAGCCAGCTTGCCGGAGATGAAACCCCTCTGTCTCCCCCCTTGGATAAGGGGGGAATGAAGGGGGGTTATTCTGTGCAGCTCGGCTCTCCTCACAGGCTGAAGACAATTTATCAGACAAATCTCCAGACGGCATACATGGCAGGCAGATACAAGGAATTCGCTGACAATGTTGATGACAGACCCTTCTGGCAGTTTGTCGCTGTGATGGACTCGCGCACACGTCCCGCGCACGCGGCCTTGAACGGCAAGGTTTTCCGGTATGACGATCCGTTCTGGGATACCCATTACCCGCCCCTGGGGTTCAACTGCAGATGCAGGGTGCGGGCATTGTCAGATAAAAATATAAAAAGCAGAAACCTTTCTGTTGAGAAAAGTGAAGGCAGAATAACCTGGCAGGATGAGCTCGTCAGCAAAAAGACAGGAGAGCTGAGGCCGGTTGCCGCGTATCACGACCCGCTTACCGGACAAAGCATAAAGACTGATGCGGGCTGGAGCTACAATCCGGGGAAGGCGTGGATGGAGCCTTTTACCCCGGGACCCTTTGACCCTGATGAGTTTGAAGGCGGCTTCAAGACAGTCGGAGCAATGTATTATCCCAAACCTCCGATAGAAAAACTTCCGGCAAAGCCGCTGGCAAAAGAGATGCTTTTATCCCCGCATCAAAATACAGGAATGACCGATAAAGACTACATTAATGTCTTTCTGAAGGAGTTCGCCACAGAGATCGGCAAGCCGGTTGTCTATAAAGATGTGATTGGCGACCCGGTGATAATCTCTGAAGAGCTTTTTAAAGACCGTTCCGCGGGCGGTTATAAGGTCTTAAAGTCAGACAGAGAAATCTATCTGCCGATGCTTGCGGACACTATCAGGGACCCTGTGGAAGTATGGCTGGTGTGGGTGCAGGGGAAAGGGGAAGCAAGGCTCTGCAAGAGATATATAGGCGTCTATAAGGATGCATCCGGGAAGTTTGGCGGATACGCGGTTTTTGACCTTATAGATGATGTATGGCAAGGCACCACGGCGTTCAAGCCGAGAAAACTGGAGTATCTTGATGACTACAGGACAGGAACATTGCTCTACACAAAAAAATAACCTGAAAAGCATCCTACCCGGCAACCCGGGTTTGTTAACGGCCCCGGATAAGGTGGCCTTACCTCTTCAGGTTATGACTTTATTTTACTCAGGCAGAGAGGTTTGTCAAGATGATTGAAATCAGAATTGATGACCATGAAGTCAGGAATCTCCTGGGCACCCTGCAGGGGAGGCTCCGAACCCTGTCGCCTGCCATGAAACAGATCGCCGGCATTATGCATGATGCAGTTGAAGAAAACTTTGAGCAGGAAGGCAGGCCAAAATGGGATCCGCTGAAAAAGTCCACACAGGAGCAAAGGAAGAAGGAAGGCAAATGGCCCGGGAAGATATTGCAGAAAAGCGCCGGAGGCCTCGCTGCGTCAATCAGCCGCTCCTTTAATTCATATCAGGCGGTTGTAGGATCAAATAAAAAATATGCGGCAATTCATCAGTTCGGCGGAAAGACCGGCCCCCATATTATCAGGCCAAAAAGGAAGCAGGCATTATTCTGGCCCGGCGCAAAACATCCGGCAAGGTCGGTGAACCACCCGGGTTCAGACATCCCCGCGCGGCCATTTTTGAAATTAACCGATGGGGATATGTCGGAAATCAAATCAGCCCTGATGGATTACATTTTGAGAGGGAAATAAAACAAATGCAGAATGCAGAATGCAGAATGAAGAAAAACAAAAGAATAAAACCCGGCTCCTTATTCATATTTCTTCATTCTGCATTTTTAATTCTTCATTCAACAGAATGCCCCAGGATCGATTTAAGGAGGACAACATGAGGTTTGTATCGCGGTGCCCCGCGTTTTTTGAATGGCGCATGTTTATAAACAAAATTTGCGCTATCCGCGCAGGGAGGATGAGATGGCTTTAGACTGGTTTCCTGTATTCCGCACCGGGAAGCACACCGATTCCAACGGAAACGAGAAGGAATGGACGCGGGATGACCTCAATAAAATCGTCAGCTCATACGACCCGTCACATCATGAAGCCCCAGTGGTCATCGGACATCCTAAAGACAATGCCCCGGCGTGGGGATGGGTGGAGGCGCTGAAGCGGGAAGGAGATATCCTGCTCGCAAAACCGGCGCGGCTTGTCAGCGATTTCGTGGATATGCTGAAGAAGGGCATGTTCAAAAAGCGGTCCATCTCTCTTTATCCGGATGGATCTCTCAGGCATATAGGGTTTCTCGGAGCAATGCCCCCGGCAGTAAAGGGGCTGGAAGATATCCAATTTAATGAAGGAGGTGAAACAACGATTGAATTTGAAGAGATGCTTAGCCCCTCCCATTCTCACCCTGAGTCAAGGGGAGGTGAAGGCAGGGGTACGGAAGAATCTAAAAAGGAGGATAAGACTATGAAGTTTTTTGATTGGCTCAAAAGCCTCGCGCAGAAAGAGGGGGTGCAGCTTGACGACCTCCCCGCGACCTTCAGCGAGGCCGACGTCAGGGACGCTGCCGCAAAGGCCGCTCAGGAAGCCCGAGACAAGGCAGCGGCGGAATTTGCCGAACAGCAGAAAAAGAAAGACTCCGAAATTGCCGAGCGTGAACGAAAGCTGAAGGAGAAGGAGGCCTCGTACGCGAAGAAGGCCGTCTCTGAATTCTGCGAGGGACTGAAAAAACAGGGCGTGCTTACTCCCGCGATGGATAAGATCGGCATGGGCATAACGGAGTTTATGCATCAGATATCCGCCATAGGGACAACCGTTGAGTTCGGCGAGGGAGACGCGAAAGGAAAGCAGACCCCGCTTGAATTCATGCAGGGGTTTCTCGCGAAACTGCCGAAGGCGATTGAGTTCAGGGAAGTCGCCGGGAACGAAAAGGACACCGGCAAAAGCGGCAACGCAGGCGAAAGGCTCGGCAGACTCGTAAGCGAAAAGATGAAGGCAAACAAGGAACTCACTTATGGAGCCGCATTCGCTGAAGTGCAGGAAGAAAATCCTGAGCTCGCGGCGGAATACGCTGAAGACATGAAAGGAGGGAAATAGAAATGGCAACAGAAAATGGAATTATGGATTTAAGCTATCCCGCTGATGAGGAACTGAGCAACGATCAGTACAGGATAATGGTGCTCGACGCCACATCCGGCAAGGTAAGACGTCCAAATGCCGCAACAGACATTCCGTTTGGCATATTGCAGAATGCGCCTCTGGCTGATGAAGCCGCGGTAGTGCGGCCGTTCGGCTGCGGCGGGGTTTCAAAAGTGCTGCTGGGCGCGACAATGGGAATAGGCACAATCATAGGCATGGAATATGTCAGCGCCTCTGACGCAGGCAAGGCGATTGCCGCGGTGGTAACGCAATATCCCGTTGGAGTGCTTCTTGTTGGCGGGGTTGAAGATGATCTCGGGGTGGTCCTGCTTTCGCCGCTGACAGTTAAAGCATAAAGAAACAACGCCCCCTAACCTCCCCTATCCCCTCCTTGTCAAGGAGGGGAAAAAGGGGTGGTGATGGGAAAAATAACGCCCCCTCTTAAATTAAGAGGGGGAAGGGGAAGCTAAAAAGGAGGAATTAACAAATGCCACAGCCGAATGTTAAAGAATTGATCGTTGCGGGGCCGCTGCAGAATGTCAGCATAGCCTACCGCAATCAGAGTTACATAGCCGACCGGGTATTCCCTGTCATCGACAACATCTCCCCGAAGGCGAAGATTGCCAGATATCTCAAGGGCGCGTGGTTCCGTGATGAAGCCGGAATAAGAGGCCCCAGCGCGGAAGCGCCGAGAGGCGGATATCCGGTTGACCTGCTCAGCGTCTCGACAAAAGAGTACGCGTTCGCGAAAGAGGTGACTGACGAGGACCGTAAGTTTGCGAACTCCCAGGGAGCTCCGCCCTTAAAGCCGGATCAGGACGCGCTTGAATTTTGCGCCGACAAGATTGACCTGTCGAAGGAAAGAAGGGTCGCGTCAATGATAATCGCCGGGACCTGGTCAGGCGCTGCAGGAGAGGACGCTGCCGGGTTATGGGCGCCAAACGACGCGACAAACACGTTCATCGTCGATGTGCTGGCAAGGATCGAAACCATCAGGTCAAGCACAGGGATGAAGCCAAACGCCATGTGGATGGACTTCGGAACCTACAACACACTAAAGAAGCTTGACGCCCTGCTGGACCGCATCAAATACACCCAGCGGGGGATATTAACGGCGGAATTGATCGCCGCCATGTTCGACCTTGATGAGCTGCTGATCGGCGAAGCGGTCTATTCAACAGCGAAAGAGACCAAGGCGGGCACGGACTTTACCGCGTCCAATGTCTGGGAAAAGAATGCGGGCAAAGGTTCCGCGTTCCTTTATTACCGTCCGAAATCGCCAGGACTCAAGACCCCGTCGGCAGGATATCAGGCGAGGGTCGCTTATGATGAAGGCGGAGTAAGGAGAACGACCACCTGGAGAGAGGCGTCGAGACACCAGGACGTGTATGAGGTTGCGGAAGAAACGGATATCGTGCAGACCGGAGCTGACCTCGGCTTCCTGTGGTACGACACAATCCTGACGTAATAATAACCCAACCACCCCTTCCCCTCCTTGGCAAGGAGGGGAAAAAGGGGCGGTGAGGGGGGAGTTGAAGAGGAGTTATGGCATACTCGACCATTACAGACATCAAAAAGCTGCTTCCCGAGGAAAGCGTCATCCAGCTTACGGATGATGAAAATCTCGGTGTTGTCAATCAAACGAGACTTGACGAATCAATCGCCCAGGCGGACGCCGAGATAGATTCCTATTGCGGCTCGCGCTATACGGTGCCGTTCGCTGTTGTGCCGGACATCGTTAAGAAGCTCTCGGTTGACATCGCGATATATAACCTCTACTCACGCCGGGTCGAGGAGATCCCGGAGACGCGGGCGTCCCGGTATCGCAATGCCATCCGGCAGCTCGAAGGGATAGCAAAGGGAATTATCAGCATAGGAGAAACAGCCATCGCGGAAGAAGGCGGACCTGAAAGCAATAAAACAGACGACGATCGTATCTTCACGAGGGATACGTTAGGAGGATATTGAGGATGAGACATAAAAGACAAATTATGGTTTTACTGGCATTAATGACGATAATCCTGTTGTCCGGGTGCTCGCTGCTGAAGAGCGGCAGCGTGGCGGCTTATGAAAGCATTGAATCAACGGCTCGAGCGGATACTCAGGCAGTGGATAAATACGAACTGACAGCAGTCATGCTGAAGGAAATACACGATAATGCTGTTGTGATGTGCGACGCGAAAGCGCTCACTGCAAAGCAGTGCGCCGATATAAACGTTTTGTATCAGGAAACACGGCAGGCATTTATTGAACAGGGAGACAGGCTGAAGGATTACATACTGGTGAAAACCCCTGAAACGATTAGGGGGTACATCAATGCCAGGACTGCGTTTGAAAGTCTTTTTCAGCAACTTAAAGACAGGGCCAAACACATGAAAATCAAATTTATGGAGGTGAAAGAATGAATGCAGCTACAGTTATTGCGGTTGCGGCCATTGCCGAGAAAATCATAAACGCGGGGATTGAATTGATTGAGTCGCTGAAAGGCGCTGAAGCGAAACAGGAACTGCTTGACAGAATAACAAAAGCTCAGGCAATAGTGCCTGCTGAACCAATAGTAGGAGGTAAAGAATAATGAAAAAAATAAGTGTAAAAACCGGATTGTTCAGAGGTTTATTGGGTGTTTTGTTGGCTTTGTGTTTATTTGTACCGGTCGCCGCTCAGGATATAGACCGCATAACCGGTATTCAGTCACTGTTTGGCAAAGAACTGTCAATAACCTCTGCTGATGTTCAGACAGGAGTAATGCATGAGCTTGGGTATGAAGTCTTTACTCACGTCGCCGCAGACGGTAAGACACTACTATGGAAAGGCGTCGGCGGAAACGCCCTTGCTGATGAAGGTGAGCAGAGCGTACTTGACTGCTATCTCCGGGCGCAGAATTGTCCCTCCACATTTTATCTGAGACTGTTTAACGACACACCTGTAGAAACTGACACTCTCGCTGATATTACCGGAGAACCCTCTTCCAATGGCTACGTGGCAAAAGAGGTTACCAGGAACACATCGGGATGGGTCTCTCTTACCCTTGTTGACGGAGACTATAAGGCCGTCTCCGCAGAGCAAACCTTTGTAGCTACCGGCGGATCATGGGGGCCTGTAACGTATTGCGTTATGGCAACCACGTCAAACAATACAGGGAAACATATAACATTCTCGGCGCTGTCGACCAGCAGAACGCTGGCCAACGGCGAAACCCTTAAGGTCACGAAATCCATAGTTATGCAATAAAGGGAACGTCCTGTGTTACTTAAATATAACGGGAAAAGGGTCTATTCTGTTCCCCCTCCCTCCGTATCATGGAAAGATAAATTGAAGGAGAAATGGAAGAATTGCAAACTCTACTCTGAAAGTGATACACATATATCTTTTTTGCGTCCAGACGGAAAGGTCCAGTGGTTTTTTATTTCCATAGGTGGGAATAATGGCTGATTATCCGTGCATGACAGTGGATGGTTGGATTGAAGGCACGGGCGGGACTGCAAGTGCTTTCGATACGACAAGTGATTACTTCATTGTAGGCCAACGCAAGAATTCCTTTTTTGCGCCGGCTCTAAGCAGACGGGGATTACTCAAGTTCAACACTTCTGGCATACCGGATAATCACAACGTCACTGATGTCAAGATGACGTTGACCGTTAAGACCGATTACTCAACCTCCTACGATTTCGATGTCCAAATCATGAAGCACAACTGGTCTGCGCAGGATCCTATCACTTCGGGGAATATGGATGCCGCTTATGATGGTTGCATAGCCAGTAGTCAGGAAAGCAGCATTTGGAGAAACACGTCAGGAATTGCCTTGGATACTCCATACACATCCGGGTCGCTTGATACGACAAGAGTGGACATAATGGGATACACGTATTACTCTCTTAAAAGTTCGAGAGACCCTGACTATCCGCCGGGGAATGGAATTATTGAGGAAATTGAGATTTATTCGCAGGAAGCCTCCAATTCATCCTATCGTCCAATACTTGTTGTAACGTCAGAGGTTGGAGTACCTACAGAGTTACCGTCAACTACAGTTCAGTCTGGTTCCAGCGTTGTCGATATCATCAATAAGGAAGGTGTGACATCCACGGGTGTAGCGACAGAGTCACAATTCGATTCTTACTATTTAGCGAATGGTGCTTTGGTTATAACCAAAGGTGAAGGATTTGTCGACTATAACGCCTTCCCTGGATTCACTCGTATGGCGAATAACAAGTATATTTGCACTTATTCATCGTCTGAAACGCACTTAACTGCGGCAGTCACAAACATGAAGACATCAGAGGATGGTACAAGATTTTCGCCACAAAGAACTATATACAGCTCCTGGCCATTAAGTATTAATGGCGTGGCTATAATGAAACACTCAACTGGTAAATTGATGCTTACTCTATCCCAGCAAGATGTATCAGATCCTTTTGGAGTATATGGTCGAGAAAAGAATAGAACGTTTGTGGGTATATCTCCGGATAATGGAGATAACTGGGGCAGCAAAATTTCCATGAACTGCCCGGCCCTCAAGTGGGATATGTCAACGGGCAGAATTATAGAGAGACCTGACGGAACTTTGATGGGCGCCATGTATGGCAGCGATTCAACGACTTATGACCATGCTAATTGCTACCTTGTTAAATCTGTAAACGGCGGAACTGTGTGGACTCCCGTTTCCATGATTGCGAATGGCTACGCTGACGGCAAGATTTACGCAGAGCCTGAATTGTGTCCCCTCGACAATGGACGGATTCTTTGTTTTATCAGGAATGTTACAGATGGGAATACAATGGTATCTTACACTGATACTGAAGGTAGTTCATGGAGCACTCCTGTTGTGAAATTTACAGGAACTGGCGCTCCGAGAGCAGTTCAACTTCAGAACAAGGTAGTCCTTTGCACAGTAAGAACAAGTTATGGATGTTCTTATTTCTATTCAACAGACCGCGCTGAAAACTTCTCGGGTCCCATAGTCTATGATGATAGACCTGATTTGTATTCTATGGCGTACGAAGAAACCATCAACTTTATCAGGGTGGTTTATGGCGCAATACCTACAGGCGGAGATTTTGTTGAAGGTCCTTGCGATATACGTTTGATGGAAATTGACATACCCGTCGAAGTGCTGGAGACCTCCGCTTCTGCGACAACTTCAATTGCCGACAATATGAATTATATAGACGTTGCGCAAACGACTGCCGAGGCAACGACAAGCGTCTCACATACACAAGAATACAAGGAACTTCTTGAAACTCTTGCTAATGCCGGAGTTTCGGCAACGGATATTCAAACCATGGTCTCGGACTTGTTGACAACAGCAGCGTCCGCAGTTGAAGTGTCTGCCATCGCAAACCTCATAGAAACACTCTCCATAACAGCAACCGCTGTTGCTGCAGTCAATGAGTCACAGACATGGGTTGAAACCCTAAACAACATCCTGCAGATGACGACGTCACTGGAAGAAGTTGCCCCGTTCTGTGAATCTTTCCTGACAACCATGCTGGCGGTGGTAACAGCCGAAGACAAACAGCTTTATGTTGAGAACGTCAACATCATGGCGGCGAGCCATGTATCGTTGGCAGAAATACAATCATACATCATGCAGGTGCGGACAGACGCGGTTGCCGGGGTTTCTCTGACGGATGTTCTTGTCGGAAATTTTGTCGGCACATATATAATCGGCGTGGAAGTCCCGGCCAGAGCGTTTGAAACAACAGTTCCTCCGCGCAGTTTTATTGACACAGTGAGGGCCAGGTGAGATGATCACAAAAACAGTCTACGAAGAATTCTTCCGGTATCACGAGTTCAGGCGCGCGGACAGCCAGGGCTGGCTGAACGAATCCGAAACTCTCTCTTCCTGCGAGGTGAAGTGTCATGAGAAGGATACGGACGCAGACAAATCATCCGCGATGGTGTCGGACGCAGGTGTCTACAACAATACAAAGGTCAAATATAAATTGAAGGCCGGAGAATCCGGGAAACTGTATTACATAACCATCAAGGCAGTTACCTCGAATAGCCAGAAGTTTGAGGATCGCCTCGATCTGGCGGTGGGATGATGAGCACGATATCAGAGATAGAGGACAGGCTGACAGAGGCCATCAAAGGCATTGAGGATTTTAAGCTCGTCGGCTCGCTTGGACGAAGAAACAAGCCCGCTGCCATGACTTATCCGTCGGCATTCGTCTATTTCCTGTCT